AAAATAACACAACTGGCGAAGAATTAAATTTGGAAGACACAACAATTGCCAGCACAGAATGGATTTCAATTTATAATGTGCCTAAAGAAAGAAGAGTAATTAAAGAAACAAGTTCAACACAAGCAAATTATTATGATAAACTTGTTATCGGTAGTGATTTTATTAGCCTTGCACCTGGAAGCAATAGCATTACATACACTGTTGTTTCTGGCAGTCCAAGTCCGACAGCGCCAGTTGTTTCTTTAAGCTGGCGAGGAGCGTATATGTAATGTGGAAACTGGAGGTTTTAGATTGGGACGGAGTCAGACTGGGCGAAATCACAAACGCCAAAAACATCACGCTCAATTTCGGGCTATCAAAAAATAGTAACCTTGCATTTGAAACTCCTCTTGAGAGTGATATTGGGCAAGTTATAGCAAATGAACAATATTTGTTAATCTCAGCTTATCAGAAAAATAAAAGCACAGGAAATTTTGATTTAAGGTTTATTGGACCTGTTATCAATAAAGAAGAAATCGGAAATAATTCTTTGCCAACAATTGGGATAACTGCAGTCGGCGCCTATTGGAGATTATCAAAAAGAATTGTTAATAATGATAAGAACGAAGGCAGAGAGGAGCGCGGCGCACCAATTTCACCACAACCGCTCAGAAGAATTATTGCCTGCGACACTGGCAACAATCGTTTGGTATATTTTAATGAAAGGACAGGTAATTGGATTGAAAATAAAGGTGGCACAGCATCGGGCACGGGAGATAATCAGTTTAACGCTCCAAGAGGTGTTGCAGTTAATCCAGAAAATCAAAATTATTATGTTCTTGACTCAGGCAATCAGCGCGTCCAACAATATGATGCTGATGATAACTTTGTTAGGCGCTTTGGCTCTGGTACAATTGGCGCAACAGCCAGAGGAATTGCTATTGATGCAGATGGTAATGTTTGGGTTGGAGACAGAGCAAACAAAAGACTGTTAAAATATAGTGCAACGGGAACACTTTTAACAACAGTTACAGGCACAACAGATTATCGGCTGGAGTCAATTTATGATGTTGTTTCTTATGATGATAGAGTTATTGCCGTTGATATTGACACAACTTACGACCACGGCTGCCAAGCTTTTGATTTATCTGGAACATTTTTAGAAAAAGCTGAAAATGATAGCGACAGAATATATAGAAGCTGTGCGCCATCATCAATTCTTAACACAACAGAAGATGATGTTTTTGGTAATCGCTGGCTGATGTATTTCTCCAATGATGCCTTATTAACATTTGTTGCAGAGTTTGTGCCGTATGATGCGATTGATACTCCTGCAATTTTAGACGGCGCATTTGGTTATGACCCTCACCACTGTGCAACAATACCAATTGCCGAAAATCTTGACACAGCTTACATAGCATTTTCCAATTCTGGCGGCACCGGAATATTCAGTGGAATTTATTCTTATGAGTTTAATGTTCCTCCTGTGCCATATGATAATGGTAATATTCCTCAGTTTATCAAGCCTGTCAGACAATTTGGTGGTGATGTTGGAACAGGAAATGGTGAAACAAAAGATTTGGAATATTTTGATATTTGGGAAGAGCCTGGAAAAAGTGGCGTTGATGCAGTCAGTGAAATTATAGAAAACACAAACACGCTGGCTGGCAATTCTTGGATTGTGCCAGCAGACCCACAAGGAACCAGCTCGGATATTGTAATTGATTACAACACATTTGGCGGTTTCAAAAAAATAAATGAAGCAATTGATGATTTGTCTGGCAATCTTGAATGGAAAATTATACCAGTTTTAGAAAATGCAGGCGACCAAGATACTCTTGTTTTAGGCGAGTGGTATGGAAATGAAATCATCGGCAGCAATAAAAGTTCAACTGTTAATTTTGAATATGGCACAGCAAGATTAAATGTTAAACAATATGCAATCAGAGAAAACTTGGAAGGCTTTGCAAATAGAATTTCTTATCCGACAGCTGGGTATGTGCCGTATAATGTTTCCAAAGATGATGAAAGTTCTGTGGCTGATATTGGCGCATTTGAAGATATTTTAACGGGAAGCGTTCTTCTGCCAGAAATTAGGCAATCACTAGCTAGCTCGGCTTTGCAATTAAGAGGAGCGCCAAGAATTATGGTAGAGATTACTCCTTTCCGCTCAGATGCTCAAAACTGGACCGTTCCAATTCCATTAATTGATTATGAGCCTGGCGATATTGTTGGGGTGCTCATTTATGATAATAATTTGGAAAGAATAAATGGAGAAGTCAGGATTTATGATATTGAAATCAATGTTGATAATTCTGGAAAAGAAGAAGCTACACTTAAGCTTTATGTGGAGGAAGCATAATGTCAGTTTTTAATTCTTTATCATCTGGCATTTTAGATAGATTTTGGAAGCCTGGGTCATCAGCATCAAATGCTGTTGCAAATCAGGCAGCAAATAGAAACATTACCAATTCTCAGGTTAAACAGTCATCACAAAATCAATTGAATATGCCATCGGGAGCAATTATGGCTTTTGCTGGGACATATGCTCCAGATGGATTTTTGCTATGTGATGGCAGAACATACTCAGCGATTGAATACCCAAATCTTTTTGATGTTTTGCAATACAATTTTGGAGGCTCTGGAAATAGCTTTAATGTGCCTGATTTAAGGGGAAGGGTTATTGTTGCCCCAGATAAAAATCAAAGAAATCAAGCAGCAAACAGAATAACAATAGATGACAATTGGTTTGGCGCAGATGGCGGAGATGAAGAACACACATTAACAACAGATGAAATGCCATCTCACAGGCACGCAGTTTCGGCAAATCAAGCAACAAACACAACGGCGACAGGTGGACAAAATAGATTAACAACACTGCAAGACGGGACAAATGGTAATGATGATGCTTGGACATCATATCAAGGCGGCGGAGATGCTCACAACAATCTGCAGCCATATCTTGTTTTGAATTACATTATTCGTTATTAAATCTGGCGCCGATAATTCTTGCCAATGCAATATAATGAAAATATGCAGCAAGAAAAAAACGGTAATCATAAAAAAGGCAAGTTTGAATTATGGCGAGATAGGACGTTTTCTGTTATCGTGCCGTTCTTCTTTGGATATATTCTTCTTACCCAGGCACACAATAACACAATCAGAATTATTTTAATTGTAATGCTCCTTGGATTTGCAAGCGGAGAGGTTGCTCTTTTCTCCCGTCATATGCTCAGAGTTCTTGGAAGAATTTTAGGAAATGGCAATAATACCGAAAATGACAATTTAAGCAAAGACCGCAAAATAGAAAAAAATAATGATAATGAAAAAGATGGAAAGCAAAGAAAATAATTTAGATATTTTAATTCCTAGTCAAGTCAAAGAGCCTTTATTTTGGAAAGGCTATTTGTTTGGAGCAGTGATTGCATTATTCTTTGCAACGCCAATATCAACAACAGCGTTTCTTGTTTTTCAAAATATTGTTCAAAATCTTTAACAAGTTTCTCGGCGCAATCCAAACAAAAAAGCCTATCATAAGAATATGAAGCCGAAGAGACCATCACAAAAAGCTCCAAGACAAGAATGGTTAAAGTTTTGGCGAGAGCTAAAAGCCTGGTGCCAGCAAGAGCTGCAAAAAACAGATAAAGCAATTCTCCGAGATGATATGCTAGCCGACCAAGCGAAAGCACATATTCAAAGATTGAAAGAAAAACTACAAGCTCAGCAAATCAATTGGAACGGAAAATACAAAGTTCCTTATTATAAAAATGAAATCAGAACAGCACAAAATCTTGGACTTTATATCACTGCAACAAAAGGCAATCCTGGGGTGCATAGCCCAACAAGCTATCATTACCAAGCTCCTAATTATGCAGTTGATATGGGACACAGTTCAGTTCAAGTAATGATTAACGCGCAAAACGCTTTGCTGAATAAATTTGGAGCGGCTCATTTCAAAGAGCTTTTTGGACCAGATGCTTGGTATGTAAAGAACGGAGTAAAGTATGGGGGAGCTTTTCCAGCTCACGGCGACCACATACATTTTGCAAAATGAATTATAAAGAATTGACAACAAGAGGAAAAATAAAGTTCTGGCAACGGAAATATGAAAAGCGTGTGAAGCGTTTGGAGGGCAATCGCATTTACCGTAAATGGCTGATTGCTGTGATTAAAAAAGCCAATAAAAGAATAGCAAAAATCAAAACAGAATTATCTTTGATTTCAGATAAAGGTGTTGAGTTTGTTGCATATTGGGAAGGATTTTTTGACCGCCCATATAATGACCCAGTTGGACACTGCACCATAGGATATGGTCATTTAATTCACAGAGGCAATTGCACAGCGGCAGACAGTCAGCAGGTGTGGATTGATGGTCAGAAAAAGATTGGTGTTTTGACAAAAGAAGAAGGAAAAAGATTGCTGAAAAAAGATTTAACATACTTTGCCCTTGGAGTTAAAGAAAAAACAGTTATTTGGAATAAGCTCAAGACACACGAGCGAGATGCCTTGGTTTCATTTGCATATAATGTTGGGCTTGGCGCATACTCACAATCAACCCTTTTGAAAAAATTAAATGCAGGTGATAAGCCTGGCGCAGCCAATGAATTCTTACGCTGGGTTTATGCCGATGGCATAAAATTGCCTGGACTTGAGAGAAGGCGCAAAGCTGAACGAGAGATGTTCCTCGGAGTTTAGTAAAACGCGTTATAAGCGCCCTAGGCGCTCTGGAAGCTTTCAGATGATAAAAGACACGCAAAGAGCACCGAAAGCGCCTTAGAACGCAGCACAGCGCTCGGAATTGATGTTTTAGCGAGTAAAAAAAGACAAAAAAATAGGCGCTGTGTAAAAGCGCCTATTTGATGTTAAATATACAAATGCCTATTTTATGTCAAAAATGGTCATTTGGTAATAATTGGGTTTTTGCTCTTGTGCAATCAGCTCATCAAGGTATTTATCACGCGGAGCAAATGGCTGATGTTTTAGCCTTTCTTGGTAAGCCCAGAGAGCAGCAGCCTTTTCTGTTTTGAAAGATTTCATCTTTCTTTTTTCTCCTGGCACATTTACAGAACCTCTCCAAGAGTTTTTGTCCTTGCTCACTCCCCGAAACTGTGATGTTCCTTTTTTATTCGGAGAAGTGATGTTCTGGGCATTTTGACCCTGAGTTAAAATCCTAAGATTTTCTCTGGTATTTTCTGTTTTGTTGCCGTTAATGTGGTCGGCAACAAGATTATCTCCAAAATGCAGCCCTAAAATAAATCTGTGGAGATACTCAGTTGCTGGCTTTCCGTTGTGCATTGTGTCCCTGCAAACATAGCCAGTTTTATGTAATCTCCAAGTTCCCCTTTCCTTGACTTTCTCAAAATCGTTTTCACTCACAAGAGCATAGGAATTTGAATTGGATAATTTTAGTTTTTTATGCATTGTTTTTTTCTCCTTTTCTCAAGAAATCACCAGAGCCGAGGCTTTTACCCCTCGGCTCTGGATTATGAACACTACATTTAGGATATAGAGATGAAAACAGAGGAGCAAAATCCTCATTAACAGTTTTTAATTCCCATCTTATATCATTTATATTATAGCGTTCTTTTTCACATTGTGCCAGAATTTCCGTTAATAATTGTTTTTGTGTTTTATTCCAATCATCTTGACCACACTCCTGGCAAGTGTTGTCAGCTAGCAAACGAGTATGCAGGTTTTCGGCGTGTTCAACAACTGTGTGTGCAGCAAGAGGAAATCCTTTTGCCTTAAGCTCAGTCATTAGCAATTCGGTTACTGCAAAATAGGAAGCGACAGAGCCAGCCCAATCATCAAGCCCTCCTTCCCAGGCATCAATCCCGACTTTTTCCCAACCATCATCTTCGGCTTGCCAAAGCATTTTTTCAGTTAGCAATTCTTGGCTTTGATAATTATTTTCAGAATGGCTATCGTCCCAAAAAATATCATTGTCCAAGAAAAAGTCAAGAAGCCATTTTGCAGACATCTCAACCAATTCCTGCGTGGAGCTTTGAACGGTGTTAGCTTCCAGTTCGGCGTCCCATTGCTGTTGCTCATAAACAGCCAGCTCACGCTCAAACCTATCATCTGGAAAATCGTTATGCATTTTGCACCTCCATTTCCAGAGCAAGATAATCACCGAATACCTGGACTGAATATCCATCGGCTTGAAATGTTGCAATCAGTTGCAACAGCTCTTCCGAGGAAATGCAATCAGTATTCATTTTGATTGCCGCTCTTGTAGAATTTGCATTTTTTACCTCAAGAGCAGAAGAAAAAATGTTTGTGTTGTTTGTAATGAGATTATTCAGTTTTTGTAAATGTAATGTGTTCATAATTGGATATTATCATAGTAAAAAACGCGCACGCAGTTTTCACGCAAAAGTTTTTTTACTGATTGTCCTCCTTTTCTGTGTTCAAAATATCTTCTTCTTGATAAGCAAGAAGTTTTTCAATATCGCCCTTAAAGCGATTGATGCTGGTAAGAACCCACTCCAGCCTTTCTCGGGACTCACCCATAGAATTGGCGGCAGCAATACCGTCAATCTTTTGCTGGATTTGTTCTTTCCTATCTTCCCAATCAAAACGGATAAACTGGATTGGGTCAGTTGTTTTATTGTATTCAGTTTTTTTATGTGGTGTGTTCATATTTTGGATATTATATGGTGTTTTTTACTTTTGTGCAGATTTCGCTTAAAAGTTTTGCCAAACATTTAGATTAACAAAAATTCCATTTGTTGATGTGTCAGCCCAAGACAATTTTTGCCAGCAAGAAAAGTAATAAATTTGAAAACTATCATCTGAATTACTTGGCAAAATTTGTTCTTGATGATTGCAAATTGGCAAGTTTGCCCTACCAGCATCATAAACAGGAGAAACAGAAAAACTCCAAGTTGTATTTGCCCGAGCATAAACTGCAAACTGCTGGACAAGTGTTTGTTCCTGAATGATAGGCTCACCAACTTGAACAAGATGTGTTTCAATTGCTGGCAATATAGTCAGTGTTAGTTGCTGAGTTGCTGAGTCGGTTGCAGATTTTGCCGTTGATGCATTTACAGCAAATAAACAAAGTGTAAATAAAATGCTGATGATTATTATTTGAATTTTTTTAATCAAGATAATACCTCGGCTTTTGTAGCTGGTAATATTTTTCATCAGTCAAATCAATTTTTTTATAAATTTTTTCAAACTGAACATTTGATGGAAAAGGAATAATTTCAATCAATTCATCTTCCTCCCAAACTTTCAAATATGTTTCTTGGGGGTGAGTGAAAAGTTGGAAAAATAAACTTGTTCTTTTTCCGTATTGTTCAAATACAAAAACTCCATCGGGGTTGTAATCATTATCAAATTTTGAGTAAAATATATCTTTCATATATCCCATTATAGCTGGCAATTTGGAGAAATCTTGTTTTTAGCTTAAATTTTTTTGAATTGCCTGTTATGCGAAATTCCAGCAGGATTTAGGATTTTTTTTTACAATAGAGGGTGCAGAGGGCGGGGATTGGGATATTAGGTTTAAGCTATGAAGAGAAGAAGAGTTAAAGAGAAGAAGAGTTAAAGAGAAGAAGAGTTAAAGAGAAGAAGAGTTAAAGAGAAGAAGAGTTAAAGAGAAGAAGAGTTAAAGAGAAGAAGAGAACGCGCGCGCGCGTATGTATTTATAAACTGTTCCCACCTATCTCCCGATATAATCCGCAAAGACAGTCAGCAAGCGGAAACGCAAAACGACATCACAAGAAAAACAATTGGATTTATTGTATTTCATTTATTGTTTTGATAATTTCAAAATCGGTATCTGATATTTCTATTTTTTTGGTTTTGCAGCGTCCAGTGTAATACATATGCTGAGCGATAAAGCGGACAGCAAAAGTCCAGCGGACTGGCAAATCACCATCATTTGGAGGAAAGCCTATCATAGCCTCAAACTCAGGCATTTGCTGAATGTCATCACACCAATCTGTGTCAGCAAAAAGTCCAATACCAATAATGTCCTGATGATTTTCAGATTGCAGTTCAGCCACTCTTTCAATGATTTGCTTAAATGCCTGATTTCTTAAATTCATTAACACAATATTGCCATCAACACTTTCTGGATTGATTTCTTCTTGGCAATTTTTATTAAGGATAAAAAAGATTTCAAAAATTTCACAATCTGTATTTCTCCAATCTCTTTCATCAATTCCAGAAACAAACAGTGGAAATTTCTTTTTTAACCTCATTATAATTTCATCAAGTAACAAATCTCTTTCATTTTCAGGGCTGAGCATACAACAATCCTAATTCTTAGGGAATTATTTACAGTGGAAATTATTGCAAAAATTCAAAAAATCCTATATGATGAAAAGTAAATGACCCAAAATCCATATAATAAAAGTTTGCCACAGGGTTGGGTTGAGGCAAAATATGAAACGGCAACTCACTATCTTATTGGTTATTTAATGGAGCCTGGCTGTGAGTTTGAAAAACGCTGGAGCAGTTTTATTGGCAAATGGGAAAATGCAAAAGGCTTGGAGATGAGAATAAAACAACAAGAGATTAGGCACGAGCATCAAGGCTTTGGTAATGTTAAAATGCGGGAGGCAGTTCAAAGAGCTTTGAAGCAATCAAAAACACGAGCCTATGGCACAATTGATATTCTGAGATTGGATAAAATATTAGTTGCAGAAAAATTATCACCAATGATAGCCCTTGACCCAAAAGGCTTTATTGCAAAAACTCCGGGCAGCAAAAAAGAAGCCAAATACCGCAAGCACGGTGTTCCTGATGATATTGCTGATGAGTTTGAGGCGCTGAGATATATCAAAGGACACGGACCCCCAATCAGTCAGACAGCGAGCACAAAAGCACGAGGAAACAGAGACCCAAGAATTAAGGCGCAAAGATGCGTGAGCGAGTGGGTCCGCTGGATTGAAGTTCAAGCTTTGGATAATTTGATTGCCAATTTACACGATGACAACAAAGCTGGAGATGTTGTTGTGGACAGAGAAGAGTTTTTGAAAATTTTAAGGTAATATCATTATGATAAAAACACAACAAGAATAATTTTTTGCTATACAATGGAAATATGAAAAATATATTTAACAAAATCAAAACAATTTTCCGCTACAAAAAACCCAGCATTTTAGTCAGTCCCACAAAAAAAGTTAATGTTCAGTCATCAGCAATTAGGGCTGTTGAATATGATGAGCAGACAAAAGACCTTTTTGTTGATTTCACAAAAGGAACAAAATACCGTTATTCAGAAGTCAAAGCAGAAGATTTTTATAATCTTGTTTCCAGCGAGTCCGTTGGTAAGGAATTTGTTGCCTCTATCCGCAATTCCTACGAATTTGAAAAAATTGAGGAAAAGAAATAAGCGAAAATTCTGCCACATTTTCAATTTTGCATATAATGGAAATATGAAAACAATTCAAAACATACTTAACGCCGTTTGGCAAAAAATACAAAATGAACCAGTAATTATTAAGACAGCTTTGGCAACCGCAATTGCTGGAGGCTATCTTAATTTCCTGGCTCCAACGCAAATTACTCTTTTGGAAAACCTTGCAGCATTAGCTGTTTTTGTTATCACAGCTTATTCATTAAGAAGCGATGTTGCACCAGTTCCGCCAGAGCTGAGAGGAAGCATTATTCCTGGACATAAAGATAATGTTCCTAAGGAGTTTGTTATCAGTGATACCCCTTCTGGCGACCAAGAAAACTAAAAAAGGAAAAATATTAAATGGACACTACAAAGAAAAATAAAATAATTGCAGCGCTTAAAAAGCACAACGGAAACGCAACAGCAGCAGCTAAAGAGTTAGATGTTCCTCCGAGGACAATGAGGCGCTGGGTTGCAGAAAATAATCTCCGTTTGCAAATTGATGATACCGATGCAGACAAAAGAAAAGTAACATCACAAAAACAAAAAGATGGCACGCTTTCACCAGATGCTTTACATTTAACTCCAGAAGAGTTGATGGAAGCCTATAATCTGGGTGATGATTATTTTCCTGTTAAGTTGGATATTTCAGAGCGAGATGCAGGAACAGCCTCTGCTCCAAAAGTCAGCAGAGGCATTTCACTCACTGTTCAAAAAAAGCCAGAATTGCCAGAGCCAGCTTTTGAAGGCAGACCAATTACAATTAAGCCAAGAAAGCGCAGCAAGAAAAAGCAAAAAAAGACCACTGAGTTGGTGTTGGTCATTTCAGATTATCACGCACCCTATGTTGATTGGGATTTGCACAACGCCGCGCTTAGGCTGATTGAAGAAAATGAGCCAAATAGAATTATTGTTAATGGAGATTTGGTAGATTTTCCAACAGTTGGCAGACACCGTCAAACAACGCAAAGATGTATGGCAACGGTGTCAGAGTGTATTGAAGTTGGCGGCAAGATTTTATCAGATTTAAGAGCAGCGGCAACCGAAGATTGCCAAATTGATTTTATTCCTGGTAATCACGATGCGTGGCTTTCAAATTATATTCTTGATAAAGCAAAATCTATTTATGACCTTACAGCATACGGAGAAGAAACTCCTGTGTGGTCATTTGAAAAGCTGTTTAGGCTAGAAGAAATGGGAATAAATATTGTTGGCGAGCCTGACACCTGGCCAAGTTCCCACATAGCGCTCACTCAGCATTTAATTGTTCATCACGGTGATGTGGCGCGCAAAGGTTCTGGAGCCTCACCTCTGGCAAGTATGAGCGGAAAAGATTTTGCAGAAATCCACGGTCATACCCACAGACAAAGTATTGTTTCCAGATGCGTTCATTTTGCAGACGGTAGCACAAAGATTTATCAGGGCGGCGAGTGTGGGGCGATGTGTAAAATGGAAGATGGCGGATTTCCCACTTACACAAGACACCCAGACTGGCAAACTGGTTTCTGTTCTGTTGAGTTATTGCTAGATGATAAAGGCAATAAGACAGAACATTATTCTATTGATTTGGCAACCTGGCAAAATTCTGTTTTAATGTGGCGCGGCAATGCTTGGTAGATTTATCGGAAATCATAGCAAATAATTATTTTTTACCTTACAATATGATAAAAGATTGTAATGAATAAGGATAATGAAAAAGCAATTGGAGTAATTGGACTTGGCTGGGTTGGATTAGTTACATCAGTTTGTTTTGCTGAGCTAGGATATAATATAGTTGCTCACGATATTTTGCAAAACAAAATTAAAGATTTGAAGAACGGCAAAACAAATCTTTATGAACCTGATTTGCCAGAGTTGCTGAGTAAAAACAAAAACAAAATTACTTTTACAACATCTGTTCAGGAGGTAATGAATAAAACAGAAATCATTTTTATTTGTGTTGATACACCCCCTACACAATTTGGAGATGCAGACCTTTCAAAAGTGTTTGCAGTGATTAGCAATTTGCAAGCAAGCACAGACCACATTTTGGTAATGAAAAGCACCGTGCCGCCAGGGACTGGCAACAAAATTAAAAACTATAATGAAAATATAGTGTATGTTTCCTGTCCGGAATTTTTGAAAGAAGGCAGCGCAATCAAAGATTTTATGAGTCCGGACAGAGTTGTTATTGGAACAACAGAAGATGATAAAGATGCTGGACTTAAGGTTGCTGAGCTTTACAGTCAGCTTAACAGCCCAATAATTTTTACAGATTTGCCAAGCGCTGAGATGATAAAGATTGCATCAAATGCTTTTTTGGCAACAAAAATATCTTTTATAAATGAAATAGCAAATGTTTGTGAAAAAGTTGATGCAAATATTGATGATGTTGCATTTGGAATGGGAAGTGATACAAGAATTGGAAATGAATTTCTCAAAGCTGGTATTGGATATGGAGGCTCTTGTTTTCCGAAGGACGTCAGCGCATTAAAAACAATGTCAGGAAATTTTGGATATTACTTTCAAACTCTTAATGCCACAATTGAAGTAAATGAAATGCAAAAGCGTTCTATCATCAACAGATTAAAAAAACAGTTGGGTAATTTGCATAATAAACAAATAGGTTTGCTCGGAATGTCATTTAAGCCAAACACCGATGACATCAGAGAAGCACCAAGTGTTGTGATAGCAAACAGATTAAAAAGCGAAGGCGCAAAAATTGTTGCTTATGACCCAGTTGCATCAAATCGGATTAAAGATGTGATTGATGAAATTGAAATGACAGAAATGCCAGAAAATGTTTTTGCTCAATCAGATGCTGTTGTTTTGATTACAGAGTGGAGCGAGTTCAGAGAATTAAATTGGGAAAATCTTTTTGGCAAGATGCTCACTCCTATCATTATTGATGGAAGGAATTGTTTAGATAAAGAACGATTGTTGCAGGCTGGATTTCTTTATCAAGGCATTGGACGATAAATCACCAGAAGCGCCCTAGAGCGCTTTGGATTGTTTTTACTAGCAAACACATATCAAACAGTTGGCAAGCACCCCTAAAAGCGGCTGAGCGCGCAGAAATGCTTTTTTGAAATGATAAAAAAGCCTGATTATCGGAAATTCCTGCAAAATAATCAATGTTCCCATATAATGAGAAAAATGTCCAAATTAGATAAACAGCACCCAATGATAAATGATTTTTGGGAAATCTTGGATAATTATAAAGATTTGCCCTTGCCTAAATATCCTATTTATATACCAAGTAAGGGTAGGGCTGAGACAAAAGCAACGGCTGCAAATTTTGAAGAGAATAATATTCCTTATACTTTTTCAATAGAAAAAGAAGATGAAGAAAAATACAGAAAAGCTTTTCCCAATGCCGAGTTTATTATTTTAGAAAAATCAAATCAAGGTAATCCATATTCAAGAAATACAATTAAAGAACACGCCCTTAAAAATGGACATAAATATCATTGGCATATTGATGATGATATAAAAAAAATGGCATATTATTTAGATGGCAAAAATAATTATTTTGATAATTTTGCTCAATGCCTATCCATTATAGAAGCAGTTTGTGATAAATATGAAAATATTGGAGCAGCAAGTCCAAGAAGCAGCGCTTTTTCAAGAACAGAAAAAAGCATTATTGGATTTAACAAAAATATTTATTGTGTGATGTTGTTGAAAAATGATAATGATATTTGGTTCCGACCAGATGTTCTTGAAGATAAAGATATGAGTATGCAGATTTTGGCAAACGGAGAATGCACTGTTTTATTTAACCGACTTTTAATGTTTAATCCAAGCACGGGCACAAATTCAGGCGGACACGGAGTTCATAGTGAAAGAGTAAAAAGCAGAGCAGAAAGAGCAAAACAATTGGCTAAAAATTGGCCGGGAGCTTTTGAATTAAGAGAAACAAAAGATGGACTGAGACCAAAGCCGTCAAGAATTTGGCAAACTTTCAAACAAAGACCAATAAAAAAAGGAGAAAACAATATGAATATACACGAAACATTAAAGGATTTATTGATTGATATAGATGATGTAAAACCTTTTTCAAAAAATCCCCGAAAGGGCAATGTTGATAAAATTCAACAATCACTGCAAGCAAACGGGCAATATCGTCCAATTGTTGTTAATAAAAAAACAAATGAAATTCTGGCTGGTAATCATACCTGGCAGGCAGCAAAGATTTTAGGCTGGAAAAAGATTGCAGCCACATTTGTTGATGTCAGCAAAGAAGAAGCAAAGAAAATTGTTTTGATAGATAATAAATCCAGTGATGATGCTGATTACTATAATGAAACTTTGAAAGAATTGCTGGAAGATTTGAAGAATGATTTAGATGGCACCGGCTATTCAGAAAGCGACCTAAACACACTGATTGCCGATACTATGCCAAAAACAGATGCTTTTGAAGAATGGGAAAATATGCCCGATTTTGAGTCAGAAGATGTTTCTTCTGCCTATAAAACAACTGTTCATTTTCCAACAGAAGAAGATGCTGATAATTTTTTTAAGCTCCTTGGAGTTGAGCGCAAAAAAGTTTTATGGTATCCTGATACAGACGGGCATAAGCCGACAGACGGCAAAAAAGAATATATCAAAGAAGAGGAATAAAATGCAACCTCAATTTCCGATTTATATTCCCTCCAAAAGCAGAGCGAGCACAGCAACAACCCCGCGAGTTCTTGAGGATATGGGAGTTGATTATCGGATTGTTGTTGAGGAGCAACAGTATAAAGAATATTCTGAATATTTCAAAAAAAGTAGGTTGTTGGTATTGGACCCAAAATATTATGCTGAGTATGATGCCTGTATGGAAATTGAAGAAGGCGAGTCAAAGGGTTCTGGACCCGCACGCAATTTTATCTGGGAGCACTCAATCAGTGAAGGGCACGATTGGCACTGGACTATGGACGATAACATATATGAATTTTTACGGCTGCACAAAAATCAAAAAATAGCTGTTGGAGATGGAACAATTTTTGTGGCAATGGAAGATTTTTCATTAAGATATGAAAATGTTGCTATGGCTGGACCGCATTATCGGGGCTTTGCTGATGCAAGAAAAAAGATGCCACCTTTTATAACTGGCACTCGGGTTTTTTCTTGTAATTTAATCCGCAATGATTTGCCTTTTAGATGGCGTGGCAGATATAACGAAGATGTGGATTTATCTTTAAGAATGCTCAAAGCTGGCTGGGCAACAATACAATTTTTTGCATTTCTCCAAGACAAGGCTAAAACTCAAACATTTGCTGGAGGAAATACAGAAGCTTTTTATGCAAAAGAAGGAACATATCTGAAATCAAAAATGTTGGTTGATTTACACCCTGATGTAACTGAGTTGGCGTGGAGATTTGGTAGAGTTCATCACCACGTGGATTACTCACAGTGGAGAGGAATGCCGCTGATTAAAAAGAAAGATTATCAATCATCAAAAAACAATCCTTATAAAATGAAACTTGTGAATAAAACAAGAAGCGGCAAGAAATCTGGTAAAAAATATCTTGATTGAAAAAAGAGCTTTTATCCAAAAACGCTTTATACTTAATTAACAATGGCAAGAAAAAACAAACTCACAGAAGAACGAAAAGAAAAAATTGTTTCTTTTATCCGTGCTGGCAATTATGCAACACAGGCAGCGCAGGCGGCGGGAGTCAGTGAAAGCACATTTTACAGATGGCTTGCCAGGGGAAAAGATGCCGCTATTGTGTGCGAAAGATGGGAAGAAGATGTGGAAAACTGGAATAATTTGAATGATATGCAAAAGCGCAAACAGCAAAACAAAAAGCCCAATCTTGACAATGCGCCAGATGCTGATGATATTCTTTATTGGGAGTTTTGGGAGGCAGTCAAAAAAAGCGAAGCTGAGGCAGAAGCCTCTGCTGTTTTGCATATTAAGAAAGCAGCAAACGATGGCACCTGGCAAGCAGCCGCTTGGTATTTAGAAAGAAAATACAAAGACAGATGGGGACGACAGGATAAAATCTCCCACGAAGGCACCATAAATCACTCACTAGGACTTAACGCATCAGAAGAAGAGATTGCAAACACAAGAAAGCGATTAGAGCAGGCGAGACAATTGCCAGAAGGAGGCGTGGAGATTACGCGGACTGAGTTAATAGAAGCGGAAATTATTGAAGACAATGAAGAGTGATAATAAAACAGTCAGTGTTGTTTCTGGAGGCGCTGGTTTTCTTGGCTCTCACTTGTGCGAGGCGTTATTGGCAAAAGGACACCGTGTTATTGCCATAGATAATTTATCAACAGGCTCAAGCAAAAATTTGGCAAACATATTATTCACGGAGAAAGACTTTCAGTTTATTCACGGCGATATTACAAAGGCAATTTCAATCAAAGAAGAAGTCAATTTTATTTACAATCTGGCATCTCCTGCAAGTCCTAAAGATTATCAAAAGCTGAGTGTTGAAACACTGAGAGCGGGAGCATACGGCACAGAAAATCTTTTACAGCTAGCAGAAGACAACAGCGCCAGCTTTTTACAGGCATCAACATCAGAAATATATGGAGACCCGCTTATTAGCCCACAAACAGAAAGCTATTGGGGAAATGTCAATCCAGTAGGAGCGCGCTCAATGTATGATGAGGCAAAGCGATACGGAGAAGCACTGGTTATGGCGCATCACCGCCAATACAAGACAGATACAAAGATTGCCAGAATATTTAACACATACGGAACAAGAATGAAATCAGACGACGGCAGAGCAATCCCCACTTTTTTGGCTCAAGCATTACAAGATAAAGATATAACTGTTTTTGGCGACGGCACGCAAACGCGTTCTTTTTGTTATGTCGGTGATTGTATTGCTGGACTGATAGCTTTAATGGAAAGTTCATATCATAGCCCGATTAACATTGGCAATCCAACAGAACACTCACTGCAAGAAGTGGCTGAAAAGGTTATTGATGCAACAAACTCAAGTTCTCAAATTGTTTATCTTGATTTGCCAGAAGATGACCCAAAGACACGCAAGCCAGATATTAGCAAAGCAAAAAAAATCTTAAACTGGGAGCCAAAGATAGATTTGGAAAGAGGGTTGAAGATTGTTCTGCATCAGTCAAATTATCAAGATTTGATTTACTGAAATCTTTTAAGATGAAAAACAGCGTGCGCGTTTTTTTCCTGCTATTATCCAATTATGAACACTACACCACAAAAACTAAATATTATTTCCAATGTATGCACACGCGTTATCCAGCTTTCAAATGACCACACCTGGACTTGGGAGCTAACTCCAAACAGCGCCGGTCCTGTTACAACTGGCACACTCCACCTAAACGCTCACCGAGATGGTGATGAATACTGGTTTGAAGTTGGCTTGATGGAAGCCGAAGGAATTATGTCAGACTGGGAGGATATGGACATTAAGTTCGCACGATGAAAAACAGCGTGCGCGTTTTTTTCCTGCTATTATCCAATTATGAACACTACACCACAAAAACTAAATACCGAAAAAATTACCGAAGCCAACCTGAGCAATCCAAGATTTGCTTATTCAGATTGGTATAATATGCCAGTTGCAATGTCAATTGAATATGCTGGCTATCAATACTATTATCAACTGCCCAAAGATGATACTGAGCTGGAGACAATTAAGGTTTATGACCTTGATAAATACCCAGCTGGCATCAGCACAAACGGGGCTGAGCCTGTTGATGTTATTACATACGGGCAAGACACCGTTGCAGAGCAACTCGGAGCATTTGAATATGCTGAACAGATTATTCTTGCATACATCAATGACCCGAGAAGCAGCGATTATTTACAAACACAAAAGGAGACAAACTAAAATGATAATCACAACAACAACACTAAATGAAATCCTTTCAGCGAAAGCACAGAAAAAGCTGGAAGAAGTAATTGCAGAAGAGAATTGTGCAAGCCTTTCTCCGAAGCACACAGCAAAAATTATCCGTATTGTTCTCAAAGAAAACTGGCAGCTCCATAAGTTTTCTGTGAAGTCAGACAGATATGGCATTTGGGTCAACTGGACAGATGGACCAACAGAACAACAAGTTGCAGAAATTCTTGATGTTTTTGGCGGAAGGCTGTTTGATGCAATGACAGACAGCACCGATTTCCAGTATATCCCATTTACTCAGTCAAACGGCGAAACAGTCAAAGTATGTTTCTATGGCTTTTCTCCCATTTATCGCAGGGACATTGGAGAATGGACTGAAAAGCGATTGAAGGCAAAAATCTCCAAGATTGTTGGAGAAGAGTTTCAATTGGCAAATGAATATGCATTTGATTTTATTGATGGCGAGCTTTTGCCCTTTGCAAGCGACTGCAACACCACACGCGGATTTACTATTTATGCAAAGATGTTTGAACAAACAGATTTGTATTCTAGCAAATCAAAATCAATTTAACACTAGTAATTACCTCCTAAAGAGAAGCCCGCTTAATCGCGGGCTTTTCTTTTGCTATCATAATATAGGAATAATGGATAGATTTTACCAATCACAAACAGGAGATGCCAACTTTTTGACTTTGTTTTATTTTGAAGAGGTGTATGGCTCAGCACAAAAGAGCAAAGAAGAGGCTGTGGAAGATTTATCAAAAGCTTGGAAAGCAACTGCAAATTATGTTTATGAAATATCTTTAAGGAAAGAAACAAAAGAGCCTGTTTATTGGTGCAATTAACAAAGCGTGTAAAATGCGTGCAATCAGCCAGCAAAAGGACACAATTCCAAGCGCTCAGAAGCTCCTGAGGCTATCAGCAGAGCAAAAGAAGCATATTCACATACATCAGCAAGGCAAACACGCCTGAGAGCTTTAGAAACGCGTTCTTGGAAATTCTGGCAAATTATTGTTTTTGATAATATAATAAGAGCAATGTCATTTATTCCTGCAAGATTGCTATTCACAACAGAGGCTGAAAGAGAGCTTATCCAATCTGATGAATTGGCAAACGCTCTTTTTGTAGAAGAAGAAAAAGAAAAGGTTGGACAATCGTTTCTTTATTTTCTTGAAAACTATGGCTCACATCTACCAGCAGATGGTGGTTCTCCAGAGCCATTACAAATGTGGGACTATCAGCCCAAGATGGCAGAAGTATTGGCAATTGGCAATGATACAATTTGCCTTAAAAGTAGGCGCATCGGCTTTACTTTAATTGTGTGCCATTATCTTGTTTGGATTGCAGGCTTATCTGATGAAAAACCTGGAGCGCGGTGCATAGCTATTTCAAAAAATCAAAGAGATGCGGACGAGCTTTTGGCCACTTGCCGCAGCATAGTTAATTGCCTACCCCCATATCTCAGACCAGCAATAGGCGCAGAAGCAAAGAGCGCGCAGGGACAATTAGGCAAAGAAACAACAAAACACTTTTCTTTTCCGCTCAGAGATGGCGCGTCTATTCGCTCACTGCCAGCAAGCAGCAGCGCAGCGCGCTCATATACAGCCACTGTTCTTTTTCTTGATGAGCTGGCATTTCATCAAAACGCAGATGAAGTATGGGTTTCAGCAAAGCCAACAACAGAAGGCGGCGGACAAGTGATTGTGGGAAGCACAGGCAATGGGCGCAGCGGAGACGGCAAACACTTTTGTTTCTTGTGGGAACAGGCAGAGCGTGAAAAGATTATGGAGCCTATTTTTATTTCTTGGCGAGACAGAGAAGATAGGACGCAAGAATGGTATGATGAAACAGCAAAAACAATGCCGACATTAGATAAGATGCAACAAGAATATCCAGATAATCCAGATGAAGCGTTTTCTGGTCAATCTGAAAACTTGGCGTTCTCAATTACATCACTGGCAGAAGCAGAGAGAACAGGAAAAGAATTTGACAATCTTTTGACAGAAAACAATTTGCCAGAAGCAGCTGATGAAATAGAAATAGGGATTGACTGGGGATTAAATTCGGCAGCAGTGATTGTTTATCCTTTAGCGGGCTTTGGCTTTTATATCATAGATGAGCTGGTGTCCAATACAGATGATGCTGAAACATTTTCAAAAAATACATTGGCTTTGGCTTTTCAGTATGCACAAGAGCACAACACGAAAATTGGACGCGTGTTCTATGATGCCGCTGGTGCTCAGCAAATGAAATCTTTCCAACGCATATCACCGCCCGACATTAGAATTACAAAAGTGCCATTTAATAAATATAAAACAAGGACTGTTGAATTTATTAGGCTACTTTTGAAAAGAACGAAAGCAAAAGAGCCGATTGGCACAATTGCAATTTCGGCAAGATGTGAAGAGACATTAAAGCAAATGAGAGACATTAAACAAATGGAAGATGGCAGATTGCACAAGGGCAATGACCACAGTGTTGATGCCTTGATTGCCGCTTTATCGCAGCGCGCTGTTGAGTGGGACAAAAATTATGGGGTTAATTAACCGCAATATGAAGCAAAGATTATACTTTTAAGAATATGGGTATTTTTACAGGATTGAACAATATGATGGGAAAAAATACATTTCCGCCCACAAAAGAAATTGCAGACCGTTGGGAGTGGATAGCATATTGGTCTGGATTGCGGGACAATAATGAAATCTATGTAAGGAATGAAGCAATCAAAAGAGGAATGGGCGGCAGAAATCGCCAAGCCTATATTGCTCAGCCCGTGCCGCGCGCTTTATCTCAAGCGAGCGCAAACCTACTTTTTGGAGAGCCGCCGACAATTAAAGCTGGCAACCCTGATGACCAAGAAAGACTTGATGCAATCATTGGAACAAATAAGCTCTTTGCACAATGCAGAGCGGCAGCAATTACAAGCAGTTCAGAAGGCGGTGTTTATCTTAAGGTCAGCATAGACCCCAGCACCCCACGCGGACAGAAGGTTCCGCTTATTCAGTTTATTGAAGAACGCAGAGTTATTCCAAACTTTCAAAACTTTTCCGAGCTGGTGTCAGCAACAGTTATTACAAACTGGCAAGAAAACAATAAAGTTTATAGACTGATGGAGAACCATATCCCCGGTTATATCTCATATGAGTTATATGCTGGAGGCAGCAATGAAATTGGATTAAAAATTCCTTTGGCAAATCACCCGAAAACAGCAGGTATTGAAGAAGAGATGGAAACTGGCGTGAGTGAATTGCTGGTGTCATATATCCCCAACAGCCTTAATACAAACAGCCCATTTGGAGTCAGTGATTACGCAAATGGAATTGATGATTTGTTTTTTGCTTTTAACGATGCGACCAGCATAGCACACAGAGCAACACAAAGCGGCGTGCCACTCACTGTGTTGCCTCGTGAATTGCTAGATGAAAACCAATCACTTAATCACGAAAAAACAATTGTTGCAGTGAATAAACTGGCAGATACTCTTGGAGAAGGCGATGTTTCAAAGATGATTGAAACAGTTCAGCACAACGCTCAGCAGGACAAGTTTATGAGTTATGCAAAAGAAGTTCTTGATTTGTTGCTTATCTTTTCTGGGATTAGCCCGCAGAGTATTGGCAGAAGCGTAGATGGCGGAGCAACAAGCGGCACAGCGCTTAAATTAAAAATGTCATCAACACTATCAACTGCAGCAGGCAAAGCTGTATTTTATGAAGACAGTTTGGCTGAGATGCTCAGACTGGCAGCAATCTTGGATACAGAAACATTTGGCGATGGCAACAACATTAAAGAAGCAGCTGATTGGACAGAAGCTGAAAGCGCTGTTTCTGTTAAGCTAGATGATGGATTGCCTGATGATGAGATTGAGATGGCAAATATTATTCAGAGGCTGAAAGCATCTGGAGCAATTTCCCTGGAGCAGGCAGTCAGAAAAGCCAATCCGCATATGACAGATGAACAAGTTGAAGCAGAGATTGATGCAATCAGAGCTGAAACACAAGCTGAAACAGCGGCAATCGGTGAAGCATTACCAACAACAAACATTGGTAATATTCTCAGCGACATCACCGCAGAAGAGCTTTAGTGGAAAAATCTGCCGCATATTAGTTTGTATGATACATTATATAAGTAGGTTCAGTTATCCGTAAAATAACGATTGGTGAAAATGCTACCAACGGAGGTCGCGCTCCGAAAAAAACGAAGAAAACGCATTAAAATAGGAGAAACAATGTCAGAACAAGAAAATAATAATTCAGAAGAGACAGCCCCTGCCGAAAATACAGAAGCTGTTTCAAATGATAACGCAGCACAAGAAGACAGTTCAGCGCCAGTTGTGCCGGTGAGAGAATTGCAAAAAGAGCGCAGAGAGCGCCAAAATCTTGAAAAGAAGCTGGCTACCTTGCAGCAGCAGCAAGAAGAGGCAAGGCAAGCAGAGCTTACGGAAGTTGAAAGGCTCAAAGAAGAGCTGGAAAACACCAAGGCACAAGCAGCAGCAGCAGAGCAGGCGAGAGTTCTATCGGAGCAGCAATCTCTGGTAAGGGCAGCAGCAGGCTCAATGGCTTTTGCAGATGTGAATGATGCAATCACATTTGTTAATTTTGAAACATTTGAAGGACTTGAAGGCAGCGAGCTATCTCAGGCAATCTCGGACGAAGTGTCCAGAGTCAGTCAGGAGAAACCGTATTTGCTGGCAAAGACAGAAGAACAGCATAAACGCGGAGTTGGTATCGCAGCCGACAGAGAGGGCGCAAACGAGCCAGCGCCAGAAGGTGAAGAAGCGTTGGGCGGATTTGTCCATAATCTTCTTTTCGGCAAGCAATAACACAAGGGGAATAATTGTTGGGAGAAAGGCGCTTTTATAAGGCGCCTTTTTTCTTGTTCAAAAAAACACCGCAGATTAGAAAAAGAAGATTACCCTAAAAAGTGCAGGGTAAAACCTGCTTAAATGAAACAAGGAGAAAATCAACAATGGCAAACCAAATCCCCCTAAGTGGAGCAAGTGAAGCCGCTGGTGGCGCAATGTTGCCAACTCCCCTGGTAGAGTCCGTAGTGGAACAAATCCAGAGGGAAAGTGGCACGCTTAACCTTGTTGATACCGCTACAACAAACAGCCGCAAGGAGGCTATCCCCGTTTATAAGGGACGCCCGACTGCCCAGTTTGTTGATGAGGGAGCAAATAAACCGGTTGATGGTGCTGAATTTACCACCCTCAATCTCAATGTCAAGAA